TTGCTTCGTTCCGTCATTGACTTCAAAGACCAAACAAAATTGTTAATTGAATGATGGGGGATAATTCCCCCCACCACTTTAGATTTATTATGAAGTAGTTAAATCTGTGATTAAACCACTTGCTTTTTCATTTCTTGACTCAAGAGTGTACTCAGCAACCATAAATCTCTGATCTGCGTCTGCAGTCTGAGCTGGGTTTTGCAAAGAGAAATCTCTTAGGAAAGAAACTGCCCAGTATTCCATATCTAGGATGTGAGCATCTTGTCCGATTTTAGCAGATGTACTGTTAGCACCTCTGATAAATCTGTTTGGAGCTACTTGCATAGTTCCAAAGTCTGACTCATATACATCAATAGAAGTAATTAATCTTCTATCTTCTGCTGCGTCAAATCTAGTAGAACCGCCTGTAAAGCCAGATAGTTTCTGTTTGTTAAAAGCATTCACCATAATCATGTTAGGGTTTCCGCCTTCATTGTAACAGCTAACCAAAATACCTTTTAACTGATCTTCAGTAAAAGCTCTTTGAGTTCCATCTGTTCTTATAGCACCATTACCAGCACCAGAACCATTTGAGGCTGCATCAACATTAGTTTCGTACCAAGTTGGACATCCACCAAGTTTTCTTGCAGTTGTTGCATTACCAGCAGCTTTTGCTACGTTAGATAAAAGAGCTACTTCCATATCTCTTTTTAACTCTTTAGCACCTTTTGCTACTTGGTAAGCCATCTCATTATTTCTTCCAGCAGAAGTTACAGCTTCGTTAGTTGCAGTAACTTGAATTCCTTTAGAAGAAATTTGAGTGTAGTTGTTTTCCAATACAGTTGGAGTAACAGTAATGTAACTTATGTCAGCTCCTTCAACCGCAGCATTTGCAGCAACATCAGCTAGTGCATCTGTTTGCCATTGGTGTAGTGTATTTGTTGCTTTTGTTTTTGCAACTCCAGACATAAAAGGTGTTTCTGTTGGACTAATTGAATAAATTATGTCCGCTAGATCTTCTCTTATACCTATTGTTGTATATGTTTGGTATTTAGCCATTTGTTTTCTCCGTTAGGTTATTGTTATAGATAACGCATCAGTAAATCGGTAGCATCTTTTGTGCTTCCGCTTTTCTTCAACGTATTAATCTTCTTCAACCTAGATTGACTATTTACATCTTCCTTAGTAGTTTTAACACCTGACCTAACAACATTAGTTGGCTTAAGTTTTTTACTTACTAAATTGGGTTTAGTCGCATTAGCTTTCATACCATCCATAATCACATCAAAATATCTTGAATCATAAATTCTTGAAACATCATCATTTGTGAAGCCTTTAGAATTTAAATAACCCATGATATTTGATTTAACTGAATTACCCTTAATAGGATCAGCAAGTACAGGATGTTTTAAATGAAGTTTTTTTTGTTCATTTTTTAATATTTCCTGAAACTGAGTTTCTTGATGTTCTCTCAGTTTTTGCTGTGCTTGTTGAATTGATTGTTTTCGTTTATTAATCTTACGATCAACTCTAGCAGCTTCAGTTGGATCTTCGTCCCAAAGAGTATCAAGCTCCTTAGAATTCATATCATTGTTAATCTCAGCATTTAAAGTAACTACTAATGAATTTAAATCATCCATCTTAGTTGAATACTGATTTTTAAGACGATCTTCTTCGGATTTTAGCTCTCTTTTTTCAATTGCTATCTCCTCAGTTTTTCGTCTGTAGTCAGCATCTTTTTGATAACCTGCTTTTAATTCGTCAAGGTCAACATCAATCTTTTCACCATTAACAGTAACTTGGTGTAGATCGGTTGTTTGTTCTTCAATCGCATTTTCATCTTGTGATGCTTGTTCTTCATCTGCTACTTCCAAAGTTTCCTCTGGTTGAGTTTCAGGTTGTTGTTGTTCTTCTGTTTTAGTTTCAGCTTCCGCTTCCACTTCTTCTTTTGGTTCAACTGATGCTGCTTCTTCTTGAGATTTTTTGATAACTCCTTTTGAGTCCATTAAACCTTCAATAGATTTTGCTGCACCTTGTACTGAATTATTATTCAGTAATGGGTTTTCGTTAGACATTAAGTCCTCCTAAGTTAAGCTGTCTTGCGACTTGGCTTATTCTAACCTTTATGGTTAAAATTTTGTATTATCCTGTTGCTTCCTGAAATCTTCCAACTGTTTAGATGCAAGTTTTCCAGTTTCAATGATTGTATATAAGTGTTGTTCCACTTTGCCTACAACATTATAAGCGATCCAAAGTTTTTCTCTGGTATCACTCTCTTTAGCACCTGTTTTATCAAGAAGTGCTTCAGAATAAATTTTTTTAAGAGTTTCCATACTCTCTTGAAAAAGTTTACTCTCTAATATCTGCTTGGCTTCGTTGGATCGGCTGATCTCTACCGCCCTGTCCGCCTGGTCTTTCGTTTCCATTCGTTCCTTTTAGTTGTTCACCGAACATATTAGTAGATTTTGCCGCTTGTTCAAGTATTTTGTTATCTCCAGCAACCATCATCTTATCTAAATCTGCATCAGCTTTAATTTTAGCAGTATCTAATTGAGTATTGTACTTTAAAGACATTTCTTTTATCTTAGTTTCAAAGTCTAACTGCATTTCTTGAGTTTTTTGAGCAAGTTCTTGAGATTGTAATTGTAGGTCAGCAATCTTTCTCTTATTCTCAGCATCAATTCTAGTAAATTCTATTTTCTCAATAGGTGTTAGTGGTGGTGGTTGAGGTGGTGGCATCATTTGTTTGCCAACATCAGGATCTACAAAGTAAGTTTCTACATTTTTAAGACCTGCGTTCTCTACCATCTTAGTCAAAGTGTTATACATATTTTTAAGATTAACCATTGGCATTTCTTTTCCACCTTGTAATTGGAATGCTTGTAGTTGTCTTTCTAAAATACTGTTTAACATAATTGTTTGTTGTTCTTTAGAACCAGTTCCTAGTCCAACAACAATACTAATATTAAATCTATCTTTCCACTCAGTAGGTCTTACAGGAATATATTGATTACTCATCATTATAATTTTTTCTTTGTCTTGATACTTAACCATCAGTTCAAATATTTTTTTAAATAAACTCTTGACACCTGTTTCTGCAAAGACTCTAGCAATCAATTCTGATCTCATTTGAGTTTGTTGCATTAGTGCATTTACACCAGTTGCAGTTTTAGCATTTAATGTATCTGGACTTAAACCTTGAGCTTCTTTTGAAACACCAGTTCTAGCTTCTCTAACTGAATCTAAATAATTTAATAATGGAAAGGCTTGTTGTGAAATTGGTTGAGCTTGTAAAGGTTGCATCACTTGGTTCGGTGGTTGTTTAGTTCTAACAATTCCACCAGGTCTAGTTGTTAATAGATCATCCATATTGACCATACCATCCATAACTGCAACTCTGTTGTTATTTGTTAAATACATATTGTCTAACAACTGACGCATGACAGTAGATTTCATTAACTGAACATCTTCTACTAATTCTGAAATTGATCTTCCATAAAATCTGTGTGGCATTGGAATAGGAGTGATGGTTACGAAAGGAACACTATCGCAAGGCATATTAGATAATATGTTAGCACCATCTGTTCCAGCCGATACAATTTTTCTAAGCTCTGCAATTCCGTCTTGGTCATAATCATATTTTACATAAGACTCATAAACTAAAACTTTTTCTGTTGAACTATCAGTTGAAGCATTAATTTTATAATTATCTACATCTGTTAATCTTACTGTTTCTTCAGTATTGTAAATATCTAAATCTGATTTTGGTAACTCATCAATCTCATCTTGAGGATAACCCATAGCAACAAGGTCTGATCTTGTCATTAAAACTTTATGAGAAATAAAATCGGCATCCTCAATTGTCTTAGCACTTCTATCTATTAAAAATTCTTCTGGTGGAATACTTTCTATTTTAACTCTACCTGTTTTTTTAATTCTTTTAATTTTACAATTATATAAATCAAAATTAGGAACTTGAACTTGAGAGGTATCTACACCTTGAGCTTGGTATTGTTCTAAAACTTTTTCAAATTCTTCTTTGGCAGACTCATCTTCAAATACTTCTTCTTCAACAATTTCTATTTCATCTTTAGTATCTTGCAAAGCCTCTTTCTCAACGATTGATAAATTTTCGTAAGTTTCGTAATCTACTTTTTCAGAGTCATCCCAATAAATTTTTAAGAAACCATTTTTCTCAATTAACGCATCTTTGAAAAAATTATATAATAATTGGAAGCCATCATTCTCTTTATAAAAAACATGATTTAAATAAGCTGTCGCTTGGTCAGCCATAGGAACATCTTCGGCTGTCATAGGTTCACAATGAACAACTTTATCTGATGCTGTGAATACTCTTAATAAATTTGGTAATAAACTTTCAATCGTATCTGCAACATCTGTTGATACTACCTGACTACGACCATCTATTTCTGTTCCTAATTTATCACCTAAATAATACTCTAAAGATTTAGTTCTGGAATCTGATAACTCTCCACCTAAATAACCTAAAGCATTTTGAATTTGATTTGATAATAAACTTTGTAATTCTATATTTGATATTTCTTTATTTTTTTTTGCCATATTAAACTATATAATTTGTATCTACTACTATTGGCTTATTCCAATCCGATCTTTCTATGGGTTCTGTAACAGCTCCATATCTTACCGAATCACAAAAGTGTGATGCCCAATTGTGTAGGGGTTTATTCCTAAAACAATTATTTTTTTCATCCCACCGCTTACAATATGATTTTAATGCTTCTACTAGCTTATTGCAATTGTTTTTATGAAAAAAACACTTTGGTAACATTCGTCTTACTTGCTCAATACCATCTTCTACACTAAGTTTGGGTGCTATGTCAAATTCTAACCCTAGTTCTTTAGCGGTTTCCCATCTGGATTTATTCGTTCCAATCTCTCTAACTCTAATATCATGGGGAGCTATGTGCTTTGAATACTTGTAAGGTTTGCTATCTACAATATTAATATAATGCTCTAAGCCTTCACCAGAGTTTTCGTAGCAATCAATAATTCTAATTTCGCCACTTGGTCTGCGTTGAGCAAAGGTAATAACTGTACTATCATTCATTCCTAAATCCCACCAGGTTTCTACTTCTAAATCTTCGTCTATATCAAAGTTTGTAACCTTGCCTGACTTCTCTAATTCTTCAATCGTAGATCCAAAGTAAGAACCACTTATTCCAGCTTGAAATGAGCATTCAAATTCTTGCTCATAACTTTCTGGCGACATGGTTTGTTTGGCTGCATCTAATTCTCCTTGATCTATAATCTTTGTTTCACTAGCTTTAAAAACGGATGTGAACCAATCTTTATTTTTCTTAGCTTTTTCATGGAGTTCGTAGAACCAATTTCTACCCATTGGTGTGCCGATAAATATGGCAAAGCCTTTCCTGTCCGATAAACATGGTCTTAAAATAGTATCAAACAGGTCTGGCGAAAGATTCTGAGTTTCGTCACAAACTATACCATCAAAGTATTGACCTCTAATAGCTGCACTATTCTCACCGCCTAAAATTTGTATTCTTGAATTGTTTATAGGAAAGTCAACTCTAAGTTCAGACTCATTAAACTTAACACCTGGAATTGTGGCAGAAAATTGTTTCATATAATCCCATGCTGTACTCTTTCCCTGCAATCTGTACGGAGAGATGAAAGCATATCTAGGATAGGGTTTACTGCTTGTCAGAGCTGCTCTAATGAGGTGGTTGATAGCAAAGACAGTCTTACCCCCTCTCCTGTGAACGATCACAACATTGAAGCGGTTCTTATCGCATTTTTCATGCAAAAAATTTTGAATATCTCTTGGCGAATAAGGAATGACAATTTGTTTCATTTTAAAACAAAACCCCCCTTAGTGTAAAGTTTTGTTGGAATTATCAAAATCATCCTCTGTTATAAATTGATACTTTAAAAACTCTGAAAAGTCATCAGCTTCAGCTTTATTTTTAAAACCTCTGAAGTGAGTTATCACAACTGGTTTCTTTGTCATCTTATCCTTCATAATGAAGATTATTGTTTTTAGAAATTTATCATTCATGTGTATATGCCTTGTATCAATATTATTTCAACAGGTAACCTAAAAAGTGGGTATCGCCTTTTTAAGTACCCCCATGTTCGCTATTTGTTCCTCATAACTGAGTTAATGCAACCACAACATTTAAAACGATAATTCCAGACTATCGTTAGTAATCTTCCGATAATACTGCGTTATCACCATAATAGAATCGTTCTAAACTATTTAGTAATATTTGTGACATTTTTGCAACACTTTTACAATCTTGTACATAATAATTGTATTTTATGTGTGTCATTTATATCACACTCTCAATACTATCAACACTTCTGGAAGGTTTAGCAAAGTAAATATTAATCATTAATTAGTTATTTACTCCATGAAATGGTTAAAGGTTGTGAATTATCTGATTTAATTGACAATGTTTCAGCAGCTTTACCAAACTTTTTAGGTACTATTTTACTTGCAGACCATTGGCTTGATGCAATAGTAAGTTTAAATAGATTAACTAAGTTTTGACCAGCTTTAGGATCTAACTCACCAGATTCTATTTTAGCTTCTAATTCAAGACGTTTATCTTTTAAACTAGATAATTCTAAATCAATCGCTAATTGCTTAGCCTGGTTATATTTCAGCATAAGTTCTTCAGAGTTAATCTTTTCTAAAACTGCTCCAAGTGTATTCTATTTCTGGTCTTTCAAATACTTGTCTAATTGTTAGACCATCAGCAATAAGTTCAAGGATCTGTTCTTCTAATTTTCTGTTAAGTTTTCTAGGTCGTCCTGCCATAATTTTTTTTTAGTGGTGCAGCTTGGTAAGAAAGAAAGGAAAGAATAACCATAACTGCACCGGTTGTTAACAACTATTAGACTAAGCAAGGGAGCTAGTAGTCTATAAATCGTTTAACACAATATGTTGTGTATTACAAATCAAAAGGTCTTTTAGGCTTATAAAATGTTCTCTTGTTAAGTGTTATAGGGTTATGCTTCAATTTCTTCTCAAATAATAACTTATCTATTATTTTCATAATAGTGAAGCTGCCAAACTTAGCATTGTTTACGATCCAACGAACCTGAGCATCCGACACCATCCCAGCTTGATAATCTTCTTGTAGTTTTAAAACTATATTGACCTTATCAGGGGGGGTATAAGTGTTTCTATAGCTTAATTGAAGTGGTTCACCATTATAGTGATATTCTTCTTCACTCATTTCTTAAAACCCTTAAAACCTTTCTTATGAAGTATATTATTATATAGAGTAGTATTGTTCTTCTTAATACTAAGTAAATTATACTTACCCACCTGCTTATTTAATACTCTATCAGGTACTTGTTTAACAGGTAGTCTTAGTTCATATTTATTAGCTGAGGTCTTTCTGTGGATAACTAAATAGCCTTCTTTCATAAGCTCATTTTTAGCCTTTTGAAGTGTGGACAAACACATATCCAATTTTGTCAATAATGTGGTATTCCTTAATATTCTAAAACTAGGTGATAAATACCTTAAATAGACAAATAATGCTTTTGCCTCCTTGCTCAACCCCTCATCAATAATTAATTGATTTGGTATCATTGTAAACCCTTTTTTGCTCATATCTTACCTTCCTTTCAGGGTGTTGTTTAATACTTAATCATATTATAATCAATAAGAACATTTAGCGAACATTAATTATTTTTAACTTTATGCTTTTATCATTTGCAATCTAATACAAAAATGATACAAGTAATCATGTTTAAAACAAATCAACAAAGGAAAGAAACAATGACTACATATAAATCAGCTTATAAGACTACAACATTTGTTAAAGATAAAAAAATAAATGTAATACACCATGCAACAAAAATTATTGAGCATGATGTAGAGAATAACACTATCAAACTTAATAATGGTGGTTGGTACTCTAAAACAACTAAGGACAGAATGCACTCTTATTTGATTGAGAATGCAGATTATAAATTATATCAAAAAAAGGGTAATTGGTTTGTTGATCAAATAGATAAATTAAATGATTATAAAACTATTAAAACTATACCTTATGAAAATGATATGGTTTTAAGTATTGCTTAATAAGACTTTAAGGGGTTTTTAATTAAACCCTTTAAAGATTTATTAAATAATAGATCATAACTAAAAGAAAGGTAACAATGAAAAAAGCTATATATTACGTTCTAGGGTTCACATTTGCGGTAAGTGTATTTGTAATTTTAGGATTAATGGTACTTCATCAACTAGCAATACAAGGGGGGATATAATGATTAGCGATAAAAAATATCAAAAAATAATAATGTATATAATGGTTAAT